CGCCGTTGGACTAGTTACAAAACAACGAGGGTCTAATGATGTCGGGTGGTGAACTCGCCGTTCACCGATCAAATACGGATCGTTACATTGGCATCGATCCAACAGAGATCATTTTAATTCCAAGACAGGACACATGGGTCGCCGGTACGAAAACAAGGGGTGATCAACCTCCGCGTGATCCGCAATTGTTTCATGTCATTTGGGCACCGGAAACGGGAATCGTGCCAATGATCGAAGGCACGACACGTCGATTTGATTTCATTCTTGTTGGTTCTTATGACGCTATAGTTGCTATTGGCGATCATTGGCTTGAAGGTTTACAAGACAACGAAATCGATTATGTCTATCCGTTTAATGGATATGAAATAAAATGCGGTGGCACTAGCTACGGGAGTAAGCCAGTTGCCTAACCTGATGAGAGCTACAGTCAGCTATCAACAAGGCGCGCTCAAAGAACGAGTCGCTAAAACACCTGAGCAAGTTAATGAAGATATCACAAAGCTTTTTGATTACTATGCAGCGTGGGCTACAACGTGGATGAAAATCAATGCGCCGTGGACTGATGATACCGGCGCGGCACGATCCGGCCTGACGGCAGTTTCAAATTCATATCGTAATATATATGAAATGGTATTGGCCTATTCCGTTCAATACGGTATCTGGCTGGAAGTCGCTAACTCTGGACGCTTTCAAATTCTCGGTCCCGCGATGCGAATAATTGGCAACAATATTATGAAAGCATTGGATGGAATGCTTGACGGCAAGCCACCAAATCTTTCGCCGCCCATTGCAGAAATACCTCCGGTAGCTCGTAAAACTGCGCGCAAAGGAACGGTCAATAAGTCAGGGAATCGCCGCTCTCGTAAAGCTTATGGAAAGAAACAACAAGCTAGGAGACGTGGAAAGCCATGATGCCGTCAGCCATTTACGAATTGCTTTCCCAGGACGCCACATTGCAAGGCTTGCTTGGCGGGAGTAATCGCATCTTCGAATTGCAATCGGTGGATGAGAGGCCGGTCAGTAACGGTTATTTTGTCATTATCGATATGCAAGAAACGGCAATGCCTTTAAACCCACATATGGGTCCACGAACCATGCAAATTTGGGTGCATATCCCAGCGGATATCAGTCGAGATTATGGCCCGATAAATACTATCCTGAACAGGATAGATGATATTCTGATAAATCTAGAGAACGTCGTTGGGCTAGATGGAGTCCGCTGCGGGCAGATATACCGGCACAGCCGGTCGCGCAATACCATCGACCCCGGCTGGAAGACGACAACACGCAACGCACTTTACAGCGTGTCGTATGATGAAGACGCAGCATAACCGGCTATAATCACTGACGAGAGGACGACCATGACTGAGGCACCGGCCAAGGCGGCACCGCGCAAGCAGGTACCGCCGAGCGGCAAGCTAAACCCGTCTGAGGTCACTGACGCACGCGACAATGCTCCCCGTTTGAAAGACGATCTCAGTGGAAAACGAGTGCGGGCAATCCCAGCTTTTGTCGGACAAACAACCGCCGTCAGAATTACGAAACAAGACTTTGCGGAATACGAAATCGATCACCCTACTGTCGAATTCAATTTCCGTAAAGATAAATTTACTCTTCCAGTAGGGAAGCCGCGCGGTTTAACAGAAGAGGTAGCAGAATTTCTGGTGACTGAATTCCCTGAGCAATTCGAGTACATGAGTTCCTGATGTGCCCGAAATCAGGTGTAATTCAAAACTGCACGGTGTGGTAAGTGACAATTCAAAAGGAATTTTCGAGGTTGTCTGCAACAGTCGATGGTGCAGGATAGGAAACGAAGTAGTGATGCATCGTTTCAACCTTGAGAAGACAACTGAAGATGGTTGCATAATGCCCGTGGAGACATTGCGTTTCAAACGGCCAGAATAAGGAGAAAAATTAAATGACCAGTCCCGTTCCAACTGGGCTTGCTTATGGTTGCCGCGATGTCAAGTTGACGCAATATGCGGATGCTACGGGAACCGTTCTCAGTCCCACTTCTGTTGACCTTCCGTATATTCAACACTTGAACTTTACGGAAGCCGAAGAATTCGCCGAATTGCGCGGCGATGACAAACTGATCACCACTCGTGGAAAAGGTTCTCAGGTCAACTGGGACTTGGAGGCCGGTGGTTTGGAAGTTGCTGCATGGGCAGTCATTACTGGTGGCGATGTGATCGAAACTGGTTTGACTCCGAATCGGGTTCAGGAAATCCGTAAGCGTGCAACGCAACAGCGTCCGTGGTTCCGTATTGATGGCAAGATCATTTCCGATTCGGGCGGCGACGTTCTGGTACGGATTTATCGCTGCCGCGCAAACGGAAACATTCAGGCCAACTTCCAAGATGGAAACTTCCAGACTTCGCAAATTGCGGGGATTGGGCTTCCGTTGCTGGACGACACGAATGACCTTCTGTATTCGATCTTCCGGCGTGAAACTTCTTCGCAGCTTACGCTCACTCCCGATCCCAATCCTGTTGGTTCTCCCTTGAACCTGACGGCTGGGGCAACGGGGGGAAGCGGTTCGGCACGAACGGTGGTTCTTACGTGGAGTCCGGTTACCGGCGCAAGCACGTACAATATCGAAAGGTCTTCCGATTCAACGGATGGCACAGACGGTACTTGGGCTGCCGGTACTCCCGCCACGTCAACAACTGCGAATGTCACGCAAACGGGTCTTTCTGCTGGTACGGAATGGTTCCGTGTGAGCGCAACAGTTGGCACTCAAACCAGCGATCCATGTCCTGCAATTGCGGTGGTATTCCCCTAAACAAATCAAAACAAATCCATAGTTCTAGGACGCCTAGGAGCGCACAATGGAAAATATTTCTGACGACAAATACGCACTCAGCGAAGCTTGGTCGCGTGGTCGTGAATACAAGCAACCGTTTGATTACCAACTGAGCCAGACTGGTCAAACGGTTTTGATTCGTCGCCTGGACATGGGCGATATTCTGCGGCTGGGTATCGCAGAACAAATGGACTTGATGTCAAAAGCTTTGATGGCTGATGACAAGCCTCAAACAGATGAGGATTCAAAAAAGACGCTTGCAGAAATTGTGATGAAATCTGGCAACTTCGAACAAATGGAAGCCATGATCAACGCCGTGGTTGGTGCCGGTGTGATCAAACCCAAGTTATATGCAACACCGGAACATGAGAATGCAAGACAGGCCGGTCTGGTTTATCTTGATTCAGTTCCTTTTTCGGATCGAATGGAATTATTTGGGGTGATATTCGAAGCCGAAGGACTTGCTATGTTTCGCGAAGAACAAGATGATGGTGTGGGAAACGTGGCAGATGTGCCAAGCGTACAATTGCCTCCCGACCGATCTATGGACATTCGATCCGGCGACACCGAAGGGGTATTACTTCAATCGGGGAGTCTACCGTTGGGGCCGCTTGGTGGACGCGAAGATGAACGAAGCGGAGCAAGCGAGTCGGAGGGGCAGACAGAACGGACCATCGACAGACGCATTAGCTCAGACGGCGAGATTGGGAGTTTTGAGCAAGTATTTGGGGACCGAATTGAAGAGATACAGAACTCCTGATCAAATCGGTTCTGTCAGAGTCAATATGCCTGATGGACAAAAAGAGGATAACGTAGAATCAATACGAAAAGGATTCTAGGAGGCGATTCCTATTCCTGATTATGACCTTGGAACCGCTCATGGTAAAATTCGTATTGAAGCCGATTCGGCTGGTGTTCAGGCAGTCAATCAGGCAATCGATCAGTTTAAGCGAGCTATTGATGCGGTAACCGCTAGAACTGCCGCGTTCGATAGTGCGATGAACAATATGGAACGCGAACTTAAACAAGTTCGAAATGATTTCCTTCAGGCTTCAGTAGCAGCTAATAACTACAATCGAACGTTGACGATTGTCCACGTTTCTCAAAAAGACCTGGCTAATTCAACTAATCTTTTCGGTCGTAATCTTAACTTCTCCCGCCAGGCCATGATCGGGGCTACTGCTGCGGCAGCCCTGCATTACCAGCAATTAAGACAGATTGTCAACATTACGCGAGAGGGTCAGGGCGGTCTTCTTGGATTCCATGCCTCGTTGAATAAACTCGGGGTTGCAAATATTGCGGTCCATGCGCTATGGAATAACTTCCTTGGAGTCCATCGAGTGATGGCTTCTGCCCCGCAATGGCAGCGAAGCATATTAGGTTTTGCGAATGGCATAAAATTAGCGACACTTGCTTACGGAGGGTTTAAACTTTTTCCTGAAGTTTTAGCTAAAATATCTTCGCATAGTGCTTTGGCAGCTAACGCAATCGGCACTCTTGGTCGTGTTTTAACTCCGGTTGGTAATCTGGTCAGACCGTTTGCTCATTGGTTTGATGAGTTAGCTACAAATATTGGAAAGCTCCCCACTCATATCGGTCAAGCCATTATTGGTTGGAACGTGATGCGTGGCGGGATTCAAAGTCTTATTGGTCGCGTTTCAGGTCTGCTTGGATTATTCAAGGAACTTCCTGGCTGGATTAAGGCCGTTGTCGGTGCGATTGCGTTGATGGGACCGGCCATCGTTGAGGGGTTGGCTGCATCACTGCGTTTTACGTCAAACTTACTTGTTGGATTGTTGCAAGGTCTTAAAGATTTATCTGGTGCATTTCTGGTTATTCCAGGTATATTCGCCATGATTGGCGCTTCGGTAGTTCCTTTGGTTGGGATTCTTTTAACGCTGAAAAGTTCATTTGGCACTCTTTTCAAAGATGCGATGAGCGGTGATTTCCAAAAGGTCACTCAAGACTTGAATAAGATGCCGAATTATCTTCGTCCTCTTGGGGATGAGCTTGTACGGCTTACTCCGAAACTGAAAGACTTGGGCGACCAGTTCACGGCCACATTTACTGCTGGAATGGGCGATCAAATAGAAAAGATCGCTGATACATATCTTCCGGCAATGTATAACGGTGGGACTCGTGTCTCTCAATCGTTTAAAAATATCAAGGATGAATTTGTTGGATTTTTACTACAAGCTCAAACCATTCAAGATACAAATGAATTATTCTCTAATACAGCTAGAACTCTTAATGTTGTTGCTCGTGCAGTAGCTCCGATTTCAGCCGCTTTCCGTGATATCGGTATCGTGGGGTCTGAATTCATTAAAGATTTAGCTGAACGGTATCTTCCAGGTATTGCACAAGGTTTTGCTGACTGGGCGGCTCGTGCTCGCGAAACCGGACAAATGCGAGAATGGATGGACCGTTCTGTTATCGCTGTCAAAGAACTATGGACTGGAACTAAGAATGTAGTTCAAGCTGTTTGGCAATTGTTGACTTTGTTCAAGACTGGGACTGGCGATAATTTCTTAAAGAACTTCGCTGATGATATGAAGAAGTTTAACGATGAGGTTCATCGTTCAGCAGCCGGTGGTACATTACATGATATTGCGGAATCTGTTAAAGGTGTCGGAACAGACAATATCAAACAACTTGTAAATGCTCTTAAAGAAATAGCTCCCGCCGTTGGCAAGGTGGTGGAATTTCTTGCTCAATTTGTCGGAGCATTAAGTGGGTCGTTTATTCCGGCGTTAACATTAGCTTCTCACGTTCTCAATGTATTTCTTTTGGTTATCAATGCAATGGGTGGTGGTGCCGTACTTGGTACGATTCTTGGTATTGTCGGAGCGTTTAAACTTGTCAAGATTGCTTTAGGCCCAATTGCAGACGCTGTAAGAATAGCCGTTGGTGCGTTTAATCTTTTCAGGGGCATTGATGGAATAGTTGTCTCTGCTGCCGCTGCACTCGAAAGACTAGGAACCGTAGGGCAAGCTGCGTCTGCAAAACTAATGCTTGCCGGTGATGCTGTGGCGGCATTCGCCAGTAAAATTGCTTTGATTGCTGTTGTCATTGGTGGCGCAATTTTAGCCTTTACTCAATATGACCAAGCTATTGCTGATTCTAAACGGGCGCAAGAACAATATACTCAGAGTCTCGTTGAGTTCCAAAGTAATATTAAAGATGCTGTCTCTGCTGATCCTATCAATTCTGGCGAGAACGTTTTCACAGCCATCAAAGCTCAAATTGCACAGATGGAACAGCAATTAGACACAACAGCAAATAACCTGCCGTCTTGGTGGGACCATGTTGTTGGGTTCTTTAAAACTGCTGGTGGCTTATCCGAAAAGGATCAAAATAGTCCTATTCTTGAATGGTTCCATGATCCAAAAGACATTAATGCATGGCAGGATCGTGCAGCCAAAGCAAAAGCTGCCAAAGATGAGATTGTAAAGCTTGGGCTTTCAACTGCCGAACTTGCTCGTATTGTTCAGGGGTCTGATAGTGATTTTAATACTTTCATTGAAAATGAGAAAAAAGCAGGTGATGGTGGAAAGGCTCTTGCTGAAATATTAGAGTTACTTCGGCAAAAGTATAAAGAGGGTGAAGCGCAAGGTAAGGCAACAGCAGATTCTACCAAGAAACAAACTGTTGCAATGACTGAGGCCGAAGCGGCGGCTAAAGCTTATGGCGAGGGGGCACATACTCTTGCTCAAGCATTGGCTCACATTCAAATTGAGGCTGATCAAGCCAACGATGCGATTACCGGCAGTTCAGATACTTACCGCAAGTTTTTGAAGACGCTTGAGGAAAAGAAAGCCGCCCCGGCTCTTATTGATACGGTTAAACAACTTCGCCAACAGTTTGAAAACGGTGGCGCTCAGGTCAAATCGTTTGCTGATGCTATTGACAAATTGCATGATTCAATGGTGTCTGCTGATGACAAAGCAACAACGTTTATTCAGTCATTAAAGAATCTTGGCAAGCTTCCTGATGATTCAGCCTTGTCAAAATATAACGAAGACATCGATAACGCTATCGGTCCAATGTCCAAACTTGTCGATATGATCGATACGACAGGGAATGCACTTGTTCAGCAAAGCGGTAAACTTGATCTTAGTTCTAAGAACGGTCGTACACTTTCATCGACAATACAGCAATTGGTTCAAGATAACGTTGCGTTAGTGGAATCAGGTCGTGCCTCGCCGGAAGAGGCTTATGCCCATACAACAGAAGCTTTGAAGCGACTGTTGGCTCAGTTCCAAATCGTTGATCCTAATATTCAGCAAAAGATTATTGATCAATACTTCCCTAAAGATGCAATGATAAACACTCTGAAGGCACAAGACCCAAAGAGTGCTATCGAAGCATTGTTCCACGGCGATCCGGTTAAGATTGAGGCTTCATTACATTTACTTGAACAAGCCAATGATATTATCAATAATCTTCTTGGTCCCGATCACGTACTTCATATTCCAACTGTTTTAGATGTAACACCACCAAATTATTGGTGGCCTCCTGGTACTCCGAATGCCCCTAATACCCCACCACCACCAGGAGGGCCACCCCCACCACCACCACCAGGACAACAGCAAACACTTCCTGGTGAAGCTACGACTAACCCGTCAAGACTTTTGGGATTGATTGCTAGTAATACTGATATTGCAGATGTTTTAGGGCCATATCTTACCACTGCTTTAAAACAAGGTAAATCTCTTTCAGATGCATTTGCAGAGGGTATTACTTCAGGTAGTCCAGAAGTCAAAGATGCTATCACTAAACTTGCTCAATTAGCCGGTGATGGATTGGGTTCATCGCCAGCGAAATACGGTCCTCTGAGCGGGACCGGATGGTCATACTATCGCGGACAAAGTTTCACAACGGATTGGGCCGGTGGTATTAATTCTGGTGCCGGTATTGTTAAAGACGCGGCAAAAGACGTTGCTTACGGTGCCGTCACTGGAATGAAAGACAAGTCAACTGACGCTTTTAAACAACTATCTGACATAGGCAGTCTTATCGGTCATATAGTTGATTTTGCAAAACAGATGACTAGCACTTTTATCGAAGCCGGGAAAGCTCTCAATCTGCTTTCCGGTGGAAAGATTTTCCCGAAGCGTTATGTTCCTGATCCTTTACGCTTACCGCCAAATAGTAGGGTACTTCCCTGGTCACCTGGCGGCTGGAATCCACAAGGCGGGGGCGCTCCCGGTGGCGGGGGTGGTGCAAATCTGTATCAGGACTCCGCTGGCAATTGGCACTCTCGCGATC